GTGCCGGACATCGTGGCCTTGCCGTCCAGCAGGCCACCCGCCTTGACGTGGGAGTTCTTCCCGTACGTCGTCACGTCGTGGTTGTCAGCAGACAGGTTCAGCTCGGACGCGTCGGTGTACTCCGACAGGTCCTTGCCGTCCAGACTGATGAACGTGTTTTTGCCATGTACGAAAGCCATTGCCCTAGGCCCCTTTTCCTACGATGTCCAATGTGAACGTGGCGGCTAGATACTCGATCGCACCGATAGCCACGATGTCGAACGCCACCGACGCAACGCGTACGGAGTCGAACGTCTGATACGTGCCGGCTTCAAGTACCGCCTTGAACGACTCGGTGCCCGAGCCGGCGCAGTACTTGGCGATGCGGTCACGGGTGGTCCGGGTATCAACCTTCCCCACCAGCGCCACCACGCTAGGGTCCATACGATCCATCCCGCGGCCGTAACCGCCGTCGAACGTCAGCGCATCCGGATAGGTGACCACGGCTGACGGCGCGGGCGGCGGCTTATCGGGCGGGTACCCAAACACCCGTAGGCCGGCGATCGTGTCTAGCTGGTCGGCAACCTCCTGCATGACTGCACCCATGTCCATGCGTCAGCCCACCCGCCCGCGGCGGACGTACTTGCTGAGCATGACCGCCACGTCCGGGTCCACCTTCGCCAGGAGACGAATTTCCGAGCCCAGATCCGGCGAGCCGGCCACACCGAACGGCGCGTCACGCCGCTTCAGCAGACGGGATGCTTGCAAGAGGCAAGCTTCCTTGATCGTCTCCGGTACGGCAGACCAGCCCCACAGTGCCGTGACTTCGATCGCGTCAACGGCGCACGTGGTGCCGGTCGGCAACCACAACCGGGTGAACGGCTTCCCGAGCACGGCCGCGTTCGGCGGCTGNTGCATCCGATCGGCCACGACGGCGGCACCGTCAGCAGTGATCGCCAACCCCGTGATGTCCATCAGATCGTCAATCACCACCAGCGCGCCGCCGCTCCGCGCCTGAGCCGTGAACACCCGCGGCTCCGCTGCGTCCACCTTCCCGAACTGCCTATGGCAGTGCCGATCGATGGAGCGTGAGGCGGCAGCGATCTTGCCGGCAATCGCCGTGTCGTCGTCGGTGTCGTCGTCAGGAATGCTGACATACGCCTTCAGCTCCGCCACGTCCGCGTAATCCGGTTCCCACATCGTTGCCGCCTCCCCTCACTCTTCCGGCTTCTCCGCCAGGTACTCCACGCCGTCAATCACGTGGAGCCCTTCGTGTTCGATCCGGTACCGCTGTCGCACGGTCACCACGCTGTCGTCCGGCAGCACGGCCAGACCGTTGCCGCCGCTCTCCAGCTCGATCACGTCACCGACCTTCACGAGCCCATCTGTGCTCGGTGCCGGCTTGCTGGTCCTACGCCGCGCCGCCATGTCACGCCGTCGCGTCGTACGTGATCTTGCGCAGCCCGGTCACGTCGTAGACGACGCCCGCGAAGTACGCGAACACCGCCATGTCCCACCCGGCGACCGTCTCCGAGAGCTTGTCCAGACGCTGCAGACCGGACGCCCAGACGTGTACGGCGTTCGGGTCGGCAACGTAGCTCTTCTGGTTGACCGTGGCGGCACCCAGCGAGGCAGCCGGGTACATGCTCCAGCCGGCGATGGACAGGCTTGCGTACTTGCTGGAGAACTGCCCGTCACGGTTGCTCGGGCTGAGAATCGGGTAGATTTTCTCACCCGATCCGGTCGTGACGGCCGCGGCCAGAGCGGAGTACAGCTCCACGTGGCCGAACGCCCGCTCGAACCGGAACCCGTCCGCCAGGAACTGCAGCCCGACCAAGCCGGCTTCCACGGTCGCGCCGGCAACCTGCCCGGTCGCACCCGCGGCGATCGCGC